TGGTATCATTCGGTAAGATGTTGGTAGTAAATATACTATTAATAAAATGTTGAACCAAAAAAAGCCCTAAAAATTAGGGCGAAAAAAAACCCTGATTGCTCAGGGTTTAAAGTAAAGATACTACAGGTTATTTTTTAACCGATGCCACAATTCCACAATCATTAAACATCTTAACCACTGATTGCAATGTTTTAATAATGTCTACATTTTTGTCACATGGTGTTTTGATTGCTTGTAACTTTACAATTTGTTCCATAATGGTACGGCATACTAATTGATTGCCAGTAACAGGTACTAATTTTCCTGATACTGTTGTTTCAGTGGTTACTACCTTTGGCGTTTCCATTGCCTTAATTGCCTTGTGCAAGTTACCAAACAATGTGCCTACCTTTTCTAACAAGTTAGTTCTAATTGCTTTTTGCATATCGTTTAACCCTTCCAATGGTTTAGCAAGTAACTCTTGTGCTTGTGTATCCATTTGGGATATAAACAACTGTTTGATACTATCGTGAAATTTAATTGCAATTTCGCTTTTATCGCTTCGGTCAAAATTACAAGCACGATAACCATTTGCGTATAAAACATCTTGCATCTTAGACTTAATAGCATCATGCTCAATACCATTTTTACCGAATTGAGATACCAAAACATAGGGGCTGTTTACATCGTTACTAACAGGGAATAAATCGAATTTTCCTACAGTAACAACAGGGGCAATAACAGGGGCAATCATTGATGCAATAACAGGGTTGATTGTTACAGGGGTTTTAATTACTTGTTTCATTTTAAATATCCTTTCTAAGATATTAAGGGTTTAGTTAAATAATGAATTAGTTTCCCGATTCATTAAGTATATTTTACTTTAATTTGTTATAGATTGTCAACCCTTGATAGTATTTAATAGTAAAGTTACTTTGAACTAACCCACTACCCCACCACCAAGGCTTTTAGTCTAAGGGACTGTACGCCGCCTTATATTGCTATTCCGTACAAATGATTACCTATTTTCTTAAATCCACCTCTTAACTCTAGCGTACTTAATGCCGAATTGTTGTAAGTCCTTGATTACATTACATATTATTTTGTGTTCGCCGGTTGGTAAAAAAGCTGGCGAGTTCTAGACCCACCCCCATGCCTTCTTAAGTACCTACCCCCCTAAAAATTTTTTTTGCAAAATTTTAAAAATCATATATACTTTCTGTATTCACCTTAATTGGTCTGCGTCTATGTCTTATATATGTAATCCTGACTTTGGTATTGAAATGCCTGAAGATAATTGGGTCTTATCCAGTTTTCGGGAAAGGGCACAGGCTGCCTGTAATACTGCACAACTGCTAGAAATACAGCCAGAAATAACGGATGAAGATAAAGAAGTAGCGGAAGCGATTGCTTATGCTGTTGCTGCAGATGAAACCAAAGCCAATCAGAAATTAACAACTAAGAAGGCTTCGGCGTTGACACTAGGTACTGTTACTCTAGTTAGTCACATCTTAGAAGAGTTTGCTGTGCGGGTAGTAGACACTTCCTCGCAAATTCGGCTTGTAGTAACAAACAAGTTACTCATAGAATCAACCAATCCAGACCCCAAAATACGTATTCGTGCCTTAGAACTGCTTGGTAAGATTTCTGATGTGGGTTTATTTGCTGAAAAATCAGAAGTTACTATTATTAATAGGTCTACCGAAGAGTTAACTAACTCATTACGGGATAAGATACAGAAACTAATGAACCCAGCTGGGGTAATTGACGTGGAATCGGTGCAGGTAAACAATGAACCAATCAATGTAGCCGAAGAATTAGGTCTAGAAGACGATGAGTTAGAAGAACTTGAGGATACAGATGCTTGAAACTGACTATTCTGAGTTAACTGACGCAGAATTAGACTATTTATTGCAGAATTTAGACAAATTTACGCTAGAAGAACAGTCAGAAGTAGAGATTATTGCTGTAGAGATACAGAAAAGGCGTGATTCGAAGGCTTGTAGGGATGATTTACTAGCGTTTTGTAAGAAAATGCAGCCAGATTACAAGGTTGGTGAGCACCATAAGGTGTTAGCAAGGATGTTAATGGACCTTTCCGAGGGTAGAAAGGACCGAATTTGCGTGAATATACCCCCTAGACACGGTAAAAGCCAGCTTGTTTCTATCTATTTTCCTGCATGGTTTCTAGGTAGATACCCTAATAAGAAGGTACTTATGGTGTCACACACCACAGATTTAGCGGTAGACTTTGGACGGAAAGTGAGGAACATCGTTGATAACCAAGAATACAAAACAATATTCCCAACAGTCACTTTGGCGGTTGATAGTAAGTCTGCTGGTCGTTGGAACACTAACATGGGTGGTGAGTATTATGCTTGTGGTGTTGGTTCCGCTTTGGCTGGTCGTGGTGCGGATTTACTCTTGGTGGACGACCCACATAACGAGCAAGACATTATTAACGGGAACTTCGATGTATTCGAGAAAGCGTACGAGTGGTTCACCTACGGAGCACGAACACGTTTGATGCCGGGCGGTAGGGTGGCTTTGGTACAAACCCGTTGGCATATGGATGACCTGACGGGGCGGGTAACTCGGGATATGATTAATAATGATCAGTCTGATAAGTACGAGATTATTGAGTTCCCAGCAATCTTTGATGCAAATACTGAACAGCCTAGGGCGCTTTGGCCCGCCTTCTATGACCTAGAGGCACTATATAGAACTAAAGCTTCAATGCCACTATTTCAGTGGAACGCCCAGTATCAACAGAATCCGACAGCAGAAGAAGCCTCGGTAGTTAAACGGGAGTGGTGGAATTGGTGGAAGTCAGAAAAACCTCCTGATACTGACTATATTATTATGTCGCTTGACGCTGCGGCAGAAACGCACAACCGTGCCGACTATACAGCCATAACAACATGGGGAGTGTTCCTCAACGAGGACACCGATGCGTACAACATAATTTTACTAAACTCCATCAAAAGACGGTTAGAGTTTCCTGATTTAAAAGCCTTGGCTTTTGAAGAGTGGACTGAATGGGAACCCGATTCGTTTATCGTGGAGAAAAAATCCGCCGGTACAGCACTTTATCAAGAATTACGTAGGACAGGAATACCTGTCTCGGAGTACACTCCACATAGGGGGTCAGGCGATAAATTAGCCCGCTTAAATTCGGTTGCTGATATTATACGTACAGGACTTGTATGGGTTCCTGAAACTCGTTGGGCTGAAGAAGTAGTGGAGGAAGTTGCTGGGTTTCCGTTTATGAGTAACGATGACTTAGTAGACTCTACGGTAATGGCATTGATGCGATTTAGACAGGGTGGGTTTATTAGGCTGCCGTCCGATGAACCAGAACAACTTAAATACTTTAAATCTGGGCGGCGCAAGGGATACTATTGATGGCTACGCAAAAATTTATGGGGAAAAATGAATTAGTTAATAGGCTTGCGGCGCAAGTAAAGTCTAAACCTTTAGCTATTAATATACTTAAAAAACGTGGTGATTTAAAAACGGATGGTAAAACATTAACCGCAAATGGTAAGAAACGGGATAATATGACAGCTGAAGAACGTGCTGTAAACAGGGCTACTAAACGGTCTAAGCATAAAAATACTGAATATAAATATAACCCGAAAACAAATAGAGCAACTCTTAAAGGATAAATTATGGCAATTGATAAAGGTTTATACGCAGCGCCGGGTGGCTTGGAAGCTCTTGGGCAAGATGAGGAAGAAATTGAAGTTGTGCTTCCCGAGGAAGATGACGATGAGATGGTTAACCTGCTCGATACCGAAGAGGAAGAAGGGTTTAACGACAACCTCGCTGAGTACATGGATGAGTCTGATTTGCAGAGCATTGCCGATGAGTTACTTGGAGCGTTTGAAGAAGACGTTGGCTCTAGAAAAGACTGGATACAAACATATGTTGATGGTCTAGAGTTATTAGGTCTGAAGATTGAAGAAAGAAGTGAACCTTGGGAAGGTGCTTGCGGTGTATACCACCCGCTCTTAGCTGAGGCGCTAGTTAAGTTCCAAGCTGAAACAATCATGGCTACATTCCCAGCAGCCGGTCCGGTAAAAACTGAGATTATTGGTAAAGAGACACAAGATAAGAAAGATGCAGCCGTCCGTGTAGCTGCAGATATGAACTATCAGTTAACAGATGTGATGATTGAATACCGACCTGAACATGAAAGAATGATATGGGGATTAGGTCTAGCAGGTAATGCGTTCAAGAAAGTATACGAAGACCCAAGCCTTGGGCGACAAGTATCTATGTATGTACCGGCAGAAGATTTGGTTATGCCATACGGTGCGTCAAGTATTGAGTCTGCTGAACGTGTATCCCACGTCATGCGTAAGACTGAGAATGATATTAAACGGTTACAAGTTAGCGGGTTTTACCGTGATGTAGACTTGGGCGACCCTGTAAATACATTCGATGAAGTTGAGAAAAAGATTGCTGAGAAGATGGGATTCAAGGCGACTACAGATGACCGGTTTAAGTTAATTGAAATGAATGTTAACTACGACCTCCCGGGGTATGAAGATGAGGACGGCATTGCGCTACCTTACATTATTACTATGGAGAAGAATACTCAGACAGTGTTGAGTATTAGAAGGAATTGGAAAGAAAATGACCCACTCAAAAATAAGAGACAGCACTTCGTACATTACGTCTATATTCCGGGATTTGGTATCTACGCTTTTGGTCTTATCCACCTTGTTGGTGCTTTTGCCAAGTCTGGCACTTCCCTTATACGTCAACTTGTTGACGCTGGAACCTTATCCAATTTGCCGGGTGGCTTCAAAGCCCGTGGCTTGCGGGTTATAGGAGATGACACACCGATAGCGCCCGGAGAATTTAGAGATGTTGATGTACCAAGCGGTAGTATTAAAGATAACTTAATGACGTTGCCATACAAAGAGCCAAGTCAAGTATTGCTTACTTTGTTAAATCAGATTGTAGAAGATGGGCGTAGGTTTGCTTCAACGGCAGATTTGCAATCGTCTGATATGTCTGCTAACGCACCAGTAGGTACAACACTAGCAATTCTTGAGCGTACTCTTAAATCGATGTCAGCAATACAGGCTCGTGTTCACTATGCGATGAAGCAAGAGCTGCGTTTATTAAAACTCATCATCGCAGAAAACGCACCAGAGGATTACAATTATGACCCTGAAATTGGTAGTAGGAAAGCTAAAAAGTCTGATTACGAGCACATTGACGTTATTCCAGTTTCTGACCCAAACGCTGCAACAATGGCGCAAAAGATCGTCCAGTACCAAGCGGTCCTCCAACTAGCCCAGCAAGCACCACAGATTTATAACTTGCCAATGTTACATCGGCAGATGCTTGATGTGTTAGGGGTGAAGAACGCTAACAAGCTTGTAGAGTTAAAAGAGGATGCGATGCCGCTTGACCCTGTATCTGAGAACATGAACTTCTTAAAAGGAAAACCAGCAACAGCATTTATTTTCCAAGACCAAGACGCTCATATTGCATCGCACCAATCGTTCTTACAAGACCCAGCAATTGCGTCAACTATAGGTCAGAATCCGTTAGCACAACAAATGCAAGCGGCAGGAATGGCACATATTGCAGAACACTTAGCGTTCCAATATAGACAGAAGATGCAAGAACAACTGGGTGTTGCACTACCTCCACCAGACAAGCCACTACCGCCAGACATTGAAGTTCAGTTGTCTCAATCTGTAGCAATGGCTGGTCAACAGCTATTAAAACTGCGTCAAGGTCAAGCCGCTCAAGCCAAGATTCAGGCACAAGCACAAGACCCTGTGGTTCAGATGCAGCAGAAAGAGTTGGAGTTACAGGCGCAAGATGTTGCTCGCAAAGCCCAGAAAGACAAGGATGATATTGAGATTAAGAGAGCCGATATTTTACTCAAGGCTCATAATTCCAAAGACCCCGGGTTTGACCCTCTTGCTGCAGCGCAACAAGAACAGGCACATCAGCAACAGTTAATGCAACAAGAACAGGCACATCAGCAACAGTTAGCGCAAGGTCAACAGCAAGCTGGTTTGCAGCAAGCCGCACAACAACAGAAGTTAATGCAGCAAGATCAGTTACACCAGCAAAATATGGCACACGGTGGCAGAGTTAATGAGATTAAACAGCATCAAGAATTAGTAAAATTGATGCAATCTGGAAAGGGACCAATAAGTAAATGACAACGATACTAGATGTACTCTCTTTAGAAATAAAGAAGCGTGAAAAAGAACTAGTAGAGTTTTTAGGTAGCGGAGCAATTAAGGAGTATGCCGAGTACCGAGAAATCTGTGGTGTTATCCGAGGTCTTCGTACCGCAGATTCTTATTTAACAGACCTCGTGCGAAAACAGGAGCGATATGAAGATGAATGATTTATCTACGGCAGTCGATCTTTCTTTAGTTCTTAACAAAAAGACTGAAGAAAAAGCGACCCAACTGCCAAAACCGTCAGGATACCGCATACTCTGCGCTATTCCAGAAGCAGAAAAGGAATTTGATAACGGCATAGCCAAGTCAGATGAGACCATGCGATATGAAGAACTGTTAACTACAGTCCTTTTCGTGGTTGATTTAGGACCGGATTGTTATGTTGATAAAGACAAATTTCCTACAGGACCTTGGTGCAAAAAAGGCGATTTTATCCTAGTAAGACCCAACGCTGGTACTAGACTTGTTATTCATAACAAAGAGTTTCGTATCATAAATGACGATTCCGTAGAAGGAGTTGTTGCTGACCCACGTGGAATTAGGAGAAAATAATGGCTGATTTTGACAAAGACGAATATAAATTCCCTGACGAGATAGAAGATACTAGGGGTAAATCCGTAGATGAATCTGAGGCAGAACTAGAAATTGAGATTGTAGACGACACTCCTGAGAAGGATAGAAACCGCACTCCAATGAAGGACCAGCCCGCTGATGTTACAGAGGAAGAACTTAACAGATACTCTGACCAGAAGCTAAAGGACCGTCTAGCCCATCTAGGTAAAGGCATCCACGAGACTCGTAGAGCCAAAGAAGCTGCTGAACGGGAACGAGAAGAAGCTGTAAATCTTGCCAATTCAGTTATTGAAGAGAATAGACGGCTAAAAGGTTCTCTTGCTAAAGGCAACGAAGTTTTATTAGACCAAGCCAAACATTCACTACAAGTGGATTTGGCTACAGCTAAGAAAAAGTACAAAGAAGCCTACGAATCGGGAGATTCTGATGCCTTATTAGAAGCACAAGAGTTGTTAACAGACACTAAATTTAAGATTGATAAGGTAGATAATTACAGACCTGCTTTACAAAACGAAGAAAGTAGTGTACAAATAGAACCAGAAGTGCAACGTGACTCCAAAGCACAAGCGTGGCAAGATGATAATCAGTGGTTTGGACAGGACGAAGAGATGACCGGCTTTGCTCTTGCGTTGCATCAGAAATTGGTTAAATCCGGGGTAGATACCCGAAGCGATGAGTATTACAAACGAATTAACTCTAGAATGCGACAGGTTTTTCCTGAGAATTTTGGAGGTGAAGCAAGGATAGACGAAAGCGAAAAATCTCGTAAATCCAGTAATGTTGTTGCTCCGGTAACTAGAAGTGTAGCGCCTAAAAAGATCACACTAACTACAACCCAAGTAGCACTTGCAAAAAAACTCGGAGTTCCTATCGAACTCTATGCGAAAAAAGTAGCAGAAGAAATGAGGAAACAAAATGGCTGAAAATAAATTAAATCGTGAAGTAACTACCCGTGAGTTTGAAGAGCGTACTAAACAGTGGATGAACCCAGAACTTATTACGGAGACGGACAAAAAGGAGGGATACGCATATCGATTGTTTCGAG